ACAAATAATATGGGTTCTCTTTTGTGGAATTGTTACAAGGCATCTTGCAGTGTAGGTGGAACAGCACGTGTGAAACTTACATTGAATGATCTTCGTAACATGAATAAACCTAACTCTGTAACTGAACCATTTGTACTACCAGAGTATGTGGTATCTCGTGATTCAGATGTAGCAGAGTGGGCATCGGAATTGTATGGCTTGAATGCAGAAGAACTTGGTCTTTTGTACGATGTAAAGGATCACAGAGTTGTTTTTCCTATCGTACATGACAACAAGATTGTGGATGCAGCAGGTCGTGCAATGGGCAAGAAGCTACCTAAATGGAAAAGATATGGAAATAATAGCTTGCCATATGTTTCTGGTAGTGGTAATGTCGCTGTTGTTGTTGAGGACTGTGTTAGCGCAGCCGTTGTTGGTGGTTACGGTTCCTTTGTCGGGGTTGCTCTTCTAGGTACATCGTTATCTGAAGCGCATAAAGGGTATCTAACGCAGTTCTCAACAGCCATTATGGCACTAGACCCCGACGCATTGCCAAAGACGCTACAGTTTGCTAAAGAGTTAAGAGGATACGTAAACGATGTGAAAGTGCTTCGTTTACATGACGACATCAAATACCGAACCCGACAAGACGTGGATAAGCTGCTTGCTTTCCGCTAGTATAAAGGAGAAAACCAATGGAATTATCAATCATCAGAAGTTTGATGGACAAAGAGTTTTACGACAATCATCGTGGAGCCAAATGCCCTGACCGTCTTTTTGGTGCAGATGCACGTAAGATCAAGAAGACCATTGACATCGCAATGGAGCGATACAACCGGAGTGTAACACCGGAAGAAACAGAAGCACTGTTCCTGTCAAACAACCCGTCTATGACCACTGCTAACAAGCAATCCTTTGAGTTGCTGTTCAAGCAGATCAGGAAAGAAACACCTATGGGTTCAGACGTGGCACAGGAAGTGTTGTCTAAACTGTTTCAACAGGTGGTAGGCACAGACATTGCTGAGTTAGGCTTTGACTATGTGAATGGTGATCAAGCCAGCCTTGAAAAGCTACGCATGATACTTGAGCAGTACAATGACGACTTCTTGCCTGATCTCAATGTAGAGTGGGATGACATCGACATTGACACGCTGCTTGCTAAGAATGATCTTGAAGCACGTTGGACATTCAACATACCAACACTTGGTCGGCAGGTTGATGGTATCAATGCAGGTCATCTAATTGAGATTGGCGCACGGCCTAACACGGGCAAGACATCGTTTCATGCCAGCTTGATTGCTAGTCCCAATGGTCTTGCTGCACAGGGTGCTAACTGTATAATCCTGTGCAATGAAGAAGGTAGTCACCGTGTCGGCGCACGATATCTGACAGCAGCAACTGGTATGACAATGCAGCAGGTAAAACAAAACCCATCCCGTGCTAGGGATTTATATTCACCTATCAAGGAACGCATTAAGATTAAAGATGCTACAGGTCGTGACATGTCGTGGGTAGAGTCGGTCTGCAAGACGTATAAGCCTGATGTGATCCTACTAGACATGGGAGATAAGTTTGCTAGGTCTGGTGGCTTTGCCCGTCCTGACGAGGCTTTGAAAGCGAATGCTATACATGCTCGTATGATTGCAAAGCAATATGAATGTGCTGTATTCTATATGTCTCAGCTAAGTGCAGAGGCAGAGGGTAAGGTTCTTCTCAATCAATCTATGATGGAAGGATCACGTACAGGCAAGGCAGCAGAGGCAGACCTTATGCTGCTCATCGCTAAGAACCCAATGACCCAAGAGGATGACCCTAACATTGAAGACTTACAGCGTCACATCAATGTGGTTAAGAACAAGCTGTCCGGTTGGCATGGTGTAGTTACATGTGAGTTAGATTATCGCACAGGAAGGTATACGGCATGATCCAGCAGTTTCTTTTTGATCTAGAGGATTATGATCTTGTTGAAGGTGACGGTAAGACATGTAACAAATGCAAAAAGCATTTACCCTTTTCAGCCTTTAGCTGGCATTCTGGTGCAAACTACTTGCGTCCTGAATGTAAAAAGTGTAATACAGAACTAAGTAAAGTTCGTAATGCTTTGAGGCAGCAATACGGTATGCCCGATAAAGATCATGTTTGCCCTATATGTCTTGAAGGTGAGGAATCTGTAGCAGGTAAGGGTAACATGAAAAATGGTGCATGGGTTATTGATCACTGCCATGATACTGACACATTTAGGGGATGGTTATGCCACAAATGTAATAGATCATTGGGTGGGTTTGACGATAGCGTAGAAGTATTGAAGAGAGCAATACAGTACCTAATGAAACATAAGGAGAGAATAAATGAAACTGACACTTGATGTTGAGAACACAGTCACACACCGTGACGGCAAGATGCACCTTGATCCATTTGAGCCAGAGAACTCTTTGACTATGGTGGGTATGCTGACTGACCAAGGTGTTGAGCGTATCGTTACCTTTGACCACAGTGAGGTAGAGGCAGATGAATTTGGGCATACTGTTGTACAAGAATGGTTAGACAAAGCTACTATCCTCATCATGCACAACGCAGCACACGACTTGCTGTGGCTCTGGGAATCTGGCTTTAAATATGATGGTCCTGTCTTTGACACGATGTTGGCAGAGTATGTCTTGCAGCGTGGACAGAAGGAACCACTGTCGCTTGAGGCTTGTGCAAACAGGTATGAACTTGATACTAGGAAGCAAGACACATTGAAAGAATATTTCAATAAGGGATACAGCACAAAAGATATACCACACGATTTGCTGTCTAGTTACTTGTCTTCAGACCTTGAAGCTACGCAGCAGCTATCAGATCGTTTGTATCAGCGTCTTAATACAGTCGATGACGCTGGTCTTATGGACACTGTTACACTGACTAACAGGGTAGCTGTATCTCTCTCTCGCATGTATCAACGTGGTTTCAATGTTGATATGGATAAGCTGCAAGAGGTTCGTACTGAGTTTGAGAATGAACGTGCTGATCTTGAAAAGGAACTACAAAAACAGATAACAGATTTGATGGGCGATACGCCTGTAAATCTAAACAGCCCAGAGCAATTGTCTCAGGTTATCTACAGCAGAAAGCCTGTTGACAAATCTATGTGGCAAAACTCTTTTGACCCTTACATGGCAAAAGCAAACTATAAGCAAGCTGTCAAAGATAATTCTGTGCATGTGTATAAAACTAAAGCAAAAAGGTGTGGTACGTGTTTTGGTAATGGTAAGTATTACAAGAAAAAGAAAGACGGCTCTAACTTTGCAAAACCTACAAAGTGTCCAGATTGTGGTGGCATTGGGTATCAATTTGTAAGCACAGGCGAGTTGGCAGGATTGAAGTTTTCTGCACCCACAGCTAAGTGGGTTAGTGCGCATGGGTTCACAACAAGTAAAACAAACTTGGATATCCTTGAGGGTTTTGCAAAAGAACGAGGCATGGAACAGGCAATGAGTTTTCTACATAAAGTAAAACGCCTAAGTGCTTTGGATACTTACCTGTCATCTTTTGTAGACGGCATTGAAACCTTTACAAAGGCAGACGGTAAGCTGCACGTAAGACTGCTTCAACATCGTACAGCCACTGGACGATTTAGTGGGGCAGACCCAAATATGCAGAACATGCCCCGTGGTGGTACTTTCCCAGTAAAGAAAGTGTTCATATCACGGTGGAAAGGTGGCAAGATTATGGAAGCTGACTTTGCCCAGCTAGAGTTTAGGGCAGCAGCATTTTTATCACAGGATGGAGTTGCAATTGAAGAAGTATCTACTGGATTTGATGTACACGCATACACCGCTAAAGTTATTACCGATGCTGGTCAGCCTACGGACAGACAGACTGCGAAGGCGCATACTTTCGCGCCGTTATATGGCGCAACGGGATTTGGAAGAACACCAGCGGAAGCGCAGTACTACGAACACTTCACGAAGAAGTACAGAGGAATTGGGCTATGGCACTCCCGATTGGCTAAAGAGGCTTTGTCAACACAGAAAATAACAACGCCTTCTGGACGGCAGTACTCATTTCCCAATGTTGTACGTAAGACTAATGGGACGGTTAGTTACTTTACACAGATAAAGAACTACCCCGTTCAAGGCTTTGCTACAGCAGACATAGTGCCAGTAACACTACTGCGCATAGAAGATTATCTGGAAGGGTTAAATAGCTGTATCGTTAATACTGTACACGATTCAATTGTTATTGACATCCATCCTGACGAAGAAAGACAGGTGATTGAGGTAATCAATACTGTAAACAGGGAGTTGACAGATATCATTAACACTACGTTTAAAGTGCAGTTTAATGTTCCATTACTTTTAGAAGCAAAAATGGGCGAAAACTGGCTTGACACTAAGGATGTAAGCTGATATAACTATGCATCTTGATCTTACAAAGGAGAAGAAAAGAATGACAGAACTTACGACGATCAATACTAATAATTACGCCGCTATGGCAAAGATGATGGGTATGAATGATGATGCTAAAAGTAGCAAGAAGTCTAACACGCTCAATCGTCTGCGCATCTGGCATCAGCCGGTAATGGGGCAAGCCGAAATCAACGGCAAGCTAACTAATGTAGAAGCCATTGAAGGTGGTACATTCAGGCTTGAAGTAATCAATGGTGATTCATCTGAATACTTTTACAGTAAGACTATTACTGTACGCCCCTTCATGCAGCGGTTCATGTATCGCCGGTATGTAGCTAATTTAAATGCTAAAGCTAATGAGCCGAAGGGAACATTCCAGCGTACAATTATGTCGGACAGTCTAAGTGTAGACCTAAAAGACAATACGGGAAGGTTTAACTGTGGCAAACCGACAGGGTACATTGAAGACTTCAAGGCTCTTCCACCCGACATGCAGGATTTGATACGGCAGATTAAACGTGTTCGTGTCGTGTTTGGCGTGGTTACGATGGACAATGCTATGGATGCTAATGGTAATCCTGTAGATAGCTTTGATACCCCATTCATATGGGAAATTGACAACAAGGACGCATTTAAGTCTGTCGGTGAACAGTTTGGTGTCTTTGCAAAACAAGAGCGTCTACCATTGCAGCATAATATCTTGTTCCTTGAATGCAAAAAGAATGACCTACCAAACGGCAGCAGCTACTACACACCTGTGTGTAAAGCAGATATGTCTGTCACCCATGAGATTACAGATGATGACCATGACATGTTTGGTAACTTCTTGGAGTGGGTTAAGAACTACAACGATTATGTCTGTAAGGAATGGGAAGCCAAGTCCATTAAACGACATGAAGAAATGGCTGAAGACGACAAAGATGTTGTAGAAGACTTCATTGACATTGAACTAGAAGAAGAGGTGGCCTAATGAATCATCCCGCTGAACTGGCGTTGCATAAGTATATGTCTGACGCTGCTAATGGAAAATCACAGATATCTGAAGATACTATTCAGCAGATTGGCACAGACATCATGGATGCTCTAAGACGCCAGTTTGGTGAACGTGAGCCACGTGAATTTAGGTTGCGTATGTCTAATGTGGGCAGACCTACATGCCAGCTATGGTTTGAAAAGCACAAGCCAGAGACTGCGCAACCTAAATCAAACAACTTCGTGATGAACATGATGCTTGGAGACATCGTTGAAGCTGTCTTCAAGGGGCTATTAACAGAAGCAGGAGTAGAATATGGTGATGCTGAAAAGGTTGTGCTTAAACTTGAAGATGGCACAGAGATCAATGGAACGTATGATATTGTTGTGGACGGTGCAGTTGATGACATCAAGTCTGCATCTGATTGGTCTTACCGTAATAAGTTCGATTCATATGCTTCCCTTGCTGCTGGTGATAGCTTTGGCTATATTGGACAACTGGCTGGCTACGCTAAAGCAACAGGTAAACGTGCTGGTGGCTGGTGGGTAGTAAATAAAGCTAATGGTAAATTCAAATATGTTCCAGCTACGGGCATTGACATGTCCAAAGAAATAGAACATATTGAAGAGACTGTAGCAAAAGTAAGTAGCGACAAGTTTGAGCGTTGCTTTGAACCAGAAGAGGAGTTCTTCAGAAAGAAGCCTACAGGAAACAAAGTACTAAATAAAAACTGTACATTCTGTGACTTCAAACATACTTGCTGGCCTAACTTAATTGAGGCACCGCAAGCTGAATCAAAGGCACAGTTTCCAAAGATGGTTCAGTACATAGAACTGCAAGAGGAATATAAAGTTGCCTAATTACGCAGCCTTTCGTGCAGCACGTAAGTATGGATATAGGAGTGGCCTAGAACATAAGCTGTCTGTATACCTAGACGATTTAAAAGTCTCATACGAATATGAGAAAATAAAGATTGAATGGGAAGACTTAGCTTATCGCACCTATACTCCAGACTTCGTGTTGAGTAACGGAATCATAATTGAGACAAAAGGTATGTTTACAGCGGCAGATAGGCGTAAGCATCTTGCAATCAAGAAGCAGCATCCTAAGTTGGATATACGATTTGTCTTTGAAAACAGTAGACGTAAACTACGAAAGGGTGCTAAGTCTACATATGCAGAGTGGTGTATTAAATACGGCTTTCGTTATTATGATCGCATCATTCCCGAAGACTGGCTTAAAGAAAAAGGAAAGAATAAATACCCCAAGTTTATTCGGTTTAACGGAACAAAAGTAAAAAGGAGATGACACGATGATAGACCCTACAGCATTTTGCGTACAGCTAAGACCAATGGTAGATGAAGACTGTGTTTGGACAGGAGAACTAGAAGTCAATATTATGACGGATAGAGACAATCCGCTTGACAAGTCTAGTTACATCAGTATGATGCACCTAACAGAAATTGTAGCGTGTTCTGTAGCATACATGGAACAGAATCCTGATCTAATAGAAAAGATTGAGGATTTCATTGAGTCTACAGAATATGACGAACCAGAAATAATTCAGAAACCAGAATACGAACACGTGGATGGAAATGTAATCAAGCTGAAGTTTGGAAGTAAAACGAAAGGCAATGCATAATGAGACACGAGCAATATATGAAAGACAAGTTATCACAGGACGAGGAGAAGCTAATGGATGAGTTTTACACACAGAATATGACAGACAAAAAAGCAGACATGGTGAACAGTCCTTCACACTATAATCAATCAGGTATTGAATGTATTGCTGCTATTCAGGCTGCGCTAGGACCAAACTTTAAGTACTACCTGCAGGGTAATATTATGAAGTATCTGTGGCGGTTTGACTACAAGGGTAAGCCTCTTGAGGATTTACAGAAAGCCCAGTGGTATTTGAATACACTACTGGAAGACGTGGTGGCGAGTGATGAAAGTTAAAGTCTATATTAACATCGACATAGACCCCGAAGAATACCCAATACCCGCAGATGGAGATGTAGGTATGGAAATAGAAGACGGCATAAGAGAATACTTCTACGATGTAGATGGTGCCGAAATACGTAATATAAAAACATTAACGGAGTGAGAAAAATGAGTAACTATTTACCAACAGACTACCAGAACTTCATTGCTCTTTCACGGTATGCCCGATGGAAAGAGGATGAGCAGCGTCGTGAGACATGGGGCGAGACAGTCGCACGATACTTTGATTATATGACACAGCATCTCAAGAGCAAGCACAAGTATGTCCTGTCGGATGAACTACGTGGTGAACTTGAGCAAGCTGTGTTAAACCAAGACATCATGCCA